ACTGGATGTACTACTTTGGATGCGCCCATAAACTGAGCTCCGCCAGGGGCATCGTTACCTAATCCTGAGCGGCGAAGACCTTCTTCATACTGTTTGTCTCGTTCGTCTCTTGCGTCTTTGTCTTTTTCAACAAGATCTACATATTTGATTGCGATTTTGTCAAGATCCCATTCATCGAGTGAATCTGCTAGGTTTTCATAAAAATCTGCAGGGATAGAATCATTATCTGTTTCAAGATCTCTAACAATTGCTGATCCGTCTGCTTGTTCTTCTATTTCTGTGTTTTCCTCGAACATTTCTGTTAGCGGTTCTTCCTTCGATTCACCATCTTTAGACATTGGACTCACAAAACGATTAAAATCTTGTGGTATTGGCATTTCAGGCATACGTGTTCCTTAAGGATAGTTCTGCTTTTTTCTGTGCAAGTGGCGGATTGGTACTTTGAACTAGTTTTATTATACCGCCTTTCTTGAATCCTGGCACTTTTGTAGACTCTATAAAATCCTTTAATTTTTGTACATATTCTTCATCACGAGGATCAGGGTTGCGTTCTTGACGTATAATTTCTTTCCAGATGTCATACTCAAGACTTGCCATGAGTCGATCTCGACCGCTAAACTGATAGTCAGACTTGTATATGTGCTTTCTAAGTATGTCGACCCCGTGATTTTGAGCTAGTCTAATCAAATCATCAGGATCCATAAATCGATTCTTTAATGTAAGAGATATAGCTTGGTTTTGGTCTTCTAAAGCAAGAATATAATTTTGGAGCTCATTACGATATTTACGAATTTCTTCATCAGTTTTGTTATTGTTCTTATAAAAATTTGATTCAATTTGGCTAGTTACTTGTTGCTGTAAGCGATTATTAGATCTACTATTAAAAAAATCATCTGTATGCTCACCATACTCGTCCATGATCGATGCGCCTGTTGCTTGTTTAAATTTTGAATCAATCCAGTTTCGGGCTATTCCTGCCCCTTCTCTTTGTAATTCTTCTTTAAGATAGTATATCGCAGATGGGTCGATAATCGCTTTATTTGCTGCCATATCATCAAATTTATTTCCGACAGGTGGCGGAAATGATCTACCTAATTGTAAGTCATACGTCGCAATATTTTCAAGTTCTCGATCTGAAACACTTGATAACTTGTCTTGATGGTATAAGTCATTTAAATAGTCTTTTACTTTTGATCGATAAGCAGGGTCTACTTCTAAATTGTTAGGCCCTTTAATCTGGTATACTACTTTTTTGCCTGGCTTTGATGGGTCTTCTTCAAGCTGTAGTGATGCTTTCGCTTCACCGTCAGGGGCTCTAAGCGACGCAAATTCTTCTAGCCCTGATTGAATGCCTGATATGTGCGAGTAAACTGGAAACCCTTTTGTTTTAGCAGGAGGAAACCCTGTGTGAGGCTCGAACACAGGCGCATGCCTTTTATTATATTGCGGACTGCAATTAAACCCTCCTGATGCTGCGCAATGGTTAAGATCTTTAGTGTCTACGGACATATCACGTATCACATCTTTTGCATTCGTGGCATTATCAAAAGTTTTTTTGTTGAACACTACCATTTTAGACCCATCAGGGTATGTCATGTCTGCAGGCAATTCTTGATGACGTTTTTCTCTATACATGTGATATAGCTGAGCATCTTTAGCTGCTTTTCTGGCTTCTTCAAGCGGGTTAACCCAGACTTGCTTAGCAAAGTGCTCGATCGGTCTGTTTTTAATCGTTTCAGGCGTTTCCTTGCCTGACATTAAATCTGCCCAGACTTGTTTCTTAATGGCATGAAATCCTGCATTCTCATCTAGTAGTTTTGAATATTGACTATTTAAATCATAGATTTTAGTTTTATCTGGGTCTACTTTTGACAAATAAGGCATATTTTCTGAACCATATATGGCGCTTATCATCTTAGGGTTAGTCGGGTACATTGAAGAATCTAACGCATCTTCAAGACTTTTACCGAGATCTGTTGTAGCAGTCTGCTTTGGCTGGAATGGGTCGTTAAACGTCATTTCGTTTAGCGCGCCGGCTATTATTCTAGAACTCTCCCCATTCGAACCAACAGACTCATGGTCAATAGGCACGTATCCTTTTTCTGATAATTTAACCAATGGGTCTGTGTCTGCACCTGTCCCCATTAACTTTGTAATGTAGTTTTTAAACGGCCCATTGATCCAACTATTGTACGCATCTTGTATAACTTTAATCTCAGAAGGTGTTTTAAGCGGCGGATCAGGCGAAAATGCAGTATTAAGCATTCCTGTCATTACTTCATCTGTTACTCTTGGTCTTCCTGTGCGATCTGCATCTTCATCCATTTGAATCATATAATCTTCCATTTGATTCTGATATGGTAGACCTAGTCTTTGACGATTCCATATAACAGGTATACTTATTGCAGCATGTCCTGAATTAAGCGGGTAACCAAGAGAACTAGTAATATATTTGCCTAGGTTACCTTGCTTAGCAAGTTCGCCTGGCCCAAAGTTAATGGGCCATTGGCCACCTTTGGACTTGATCGCCATCTTCGATGCTACAGGTGGATTAACAATATCGTTTAGCTCTTCCGTGCTCATGTAACGAGAATGAGTTGGGTCATCTAACTGAGCTTGATGAATTTTTTTACTTAAGTCAGAAAGCGTGGTTTTGCCTAACTGGTGTTGAGTGATGTACCCTTTCACCTGGTTTACATCTGTTGTATCAACAATACCTGTTCCTACAATATCGTTTACTTCGACAACTTTGCCTAGACTGCCTAAGTCATTTCTAATAAAATCAAGTACTTGGTCTTCGTACTTACGCTTAATCGTCGTGTTTGATTTACCTTTAATCTGCGTAATTTTAACTGACCCATCTGGGCTATTGACTAGTCCGTTATCCCGATCCATGTATGATTCAGGCTTAACTTCTATCGTAACATGAGGCTTGCCTTTGGCATCACGAAGTGTGAAGATTCTAGATTTACCGCTCACAACATCATTTGTGTAGCCGCCTACACAATGGCCCATTAAAGTGCCTTCTTCTTTAAGCGCTTTGTCTAGAATATCACGGTTTTGCTTATTACTATAGTCTGCAATTGCTTCTTCAGGGCTTTTTGCTTCAACAGAATGTCTAGTCATGTCAGCGCCACTTCCACTGATAACTTGAAACACACCATGCCTAACATCTTTGTCGGTAGTAGGGTCTGTTGTGTATCTATCAAACTCCATTACTCGAAAACCTTCAGGCAGCTCACGCATAGTGTCTGGAAGCTTAATCTCATGCCATGCAGATCCGTTCTCATATGTTTTAATCGCAGGAAAGTTTTGCTGAAACACAGGGAAATTCTTAATGTGCGCTTTGTCAGCCAAGTCAGATCGATACTTGTTGATCTTGACAACATGGCGAACTGCTTCAGGAACGGTCATACGCTCTAATTGCTTAGTCGATAACTGCAAGTGCTGTGGCAAATCTGTAGTTGGGCTAACTGCATTAGACAGCTCATCAACTAAATGATCAAAACCAAGGTCATGAATTGAAGCGCCTAGCGTATTCATTTTAGCATTTGGGTCTTTTGCTATAATCTCTGGTGTTAACCCTGCGTTTTTAGCACGTGTAGGATATGCTTCTGAAAACTCTTTTACGCCGTGAGGCACTATAGCTTGGTCTGATCGATACTCCCATTCTTTTCCTGCATCAGTTAATGCATACCCTTTATGCGGTTGTTTCTGAACACGCCGCTCATATTCAACTTGTCGTTGCTCTGGGGCATTAATGTTACGATCTTCACCTAGTTCCCTTATATGCGAAATACCTTGATCAGCAAGTTCACGAACTGGGTCTTTAGGCGTTCCTAGGTCATTCTTAATATAGTTTTTTAGTCGCGTATTTACCCAATTATCTACTGTTAATGCTCTTGACATTTGATCGATTTGTTCAGGCGTAAAACCTATCTTATTTGCTTCTTCGACCCAGTTTGGCCCTGCTTTAGTTATAAATGCAGGAGTGCCGCGATTTAAGTTTGCTTTAAGAAAACGATCAATGCTCGAGTCTTCAAAGTTACCACCCTTAGGCTTGATCGCCATCTTAGACGGCTGATCATCTTCAAACTTTAGCTTTGCTTTCTTTTGTGCAAGAGTTTTGGCTTTAATCTCATCGTTCAATTGCTTAGAAGTTGTGAAGAGATGGTCGCCATCAAATGTTCTGCCTGTCTCAATCAGCGCATGCTCTGGGTTGATCGTCATACCGAACGTAGGCATGGCTGGATTAGGGTCTAATTTAAATGGATAGTTTGCTCGTAGCTCTTCATCTGAGTAGCCTAATCTGCGACGATCAAGCTCAGCCTGCTGCTCACCTGCATTGTACTTGTACATATCGAACTGATTAGTTGGCTCAAAATTGGCTTGGTTCTCTTTCACAAGACGAATAGCAGCATCAGGTATACCACCAAGTCCTGCTTTTTTGTACCCTTCGTCAGTCCATTTTATTGCATTTTCTAATGTGACTTTTTGATCCAAGAACCCTTGAATTTCTTTAGCTGCAGATAGTACCAAGTAATCAGGCATTACTTCGGGACTTGTGCCACTAGGCCACCCCTCATGTCTTGCTATGACGTGACTTACTTCATGCGGGATCCTGCCATACTCACTAGGGTGCCCGATCATTTTCGGATCAATGTAGATGATCTTGCCTACGTACATTGCTTTAGCATTCTCAGCACTTAAGTCTTTAAACTTAACTTTCTGATCGGCAAGAAACGGATATGCTTTGTACAGATTAGGAAACTTAAAGATGTCTGAAAGCTTAAGATTAGGGTTGTTAGCTTGACTTGAGTTAATCGTAAAACTAGCTTGGTCACTACCTGGAATTTCTGACACGTAGTGGCGAGGATCTAGTCCTCTGCCTGCAGTTGTTTGGTTCCAGATTTGCTCAGGCGTCAACTGACCTTGACGTTCTAGTTCTTTAGCTTTCTGTACATTAACATGATGCTCAGGCAAGAGTGACTTGCTACCTTGCATCATATACATCGGCATACCAGGCTCATAGTTTTCTGCAACTCGCTGTCTTAGCGGATTGTACACTTCATCCGCAGGTGCATTTGATGCTGCTTTACGCACTTTACTTCGTTGATAGTTGCCTACAGTCACATCTTCGACGCCTTTTGCGACATTGCCTGCGGCGTTGCCTGCAGTCTTGGCGCCTTTCTTAACGCCCATCGCTAGATCGGCAGCTAGTGCTCCTGGGCTACCACCCTCTGGGTAAATGCCTCGTGTTGCGTTGACATAGTCCATCGCAAACTTCTGTGCGCCATCACGTGTCATGCCAGGAATCTTGGATGCTACTTCTAACGCTTCTCTTTCAAGCTGCGCGATCTTGTTTAGTGCAAATGGGGCGACTACTGCGCCTAGTCCTTGCATGTACTCGTTCGATTCTTTATCGCCAAACTCTGGTGTCAGCCGATTTGAAAACACGCCTGTTCGATAGTCTTGACTTGTTGCGTAAGGCACGCCTAAAAAAGTCGGAATCTCTTTACCGTCTACTGTCGGTTTTTCAAATGTCGGCAAGTAGTTCTTAAGCACCTCTGAGCCAGGGAACAAGTCTAAGTTAGCAGGGTGACCTGGGATCACCGACATGTCTTTTACACCGTGTAGTATATCGCCAATTCCGCCAAACAGCGCTGACATACCGCCTTGCACTGCAGACTCACCTGCACTGGAAAAGCCACTTAGTATGTCCTTGTAAGTCTCTGGGTTCGTTAGCGGCTCGATCGTGTCGGCAGGCGTTTGCTTAAGCACGTCAAATCGGTTATTGTTCGCCAACTCTGCTCGCATTTTAGCAATTTGCGAATCGTTCGTGGGAACTGTCCCTCCCATTGGATCTGTGTACGGCTCATTTAGATCAAGTTCGTCGATAGTGACTGTTGGGTTTGAGGGTAATGGCATGTGTCACCTTCTGATTGATGATATGTGCTATCTTAACACACGCGATTTACATAGAGTACGGGTTCTCGGCTCTTTTTCTATACTCGTCATCAGCATAGTCTTCAGACGGCGCTGCAAAGTAGTCGATCGCGATAATATTCGCATCTCTGAGGTAACGAAGTGCTTGAGAAATGGCATCGACATAATCGTCATGTCTACTGAGCGGAAAGCTACACACCTCGGACAAGAAAGGCTCAACCCAAGTGCGTGGTTGGCCCGGCCGCTCGGTCGACTCTGGTAAGTACACCATTCCCTTCTCGATGATCGGCGCTACGATGTTCAGTCTTGTTGCTTTATCCGCATTACCGGGGTTATAGCCTCGGATTGGAATGCGTGTCTGCTGCAGATCTTGGATGAGGGCAATACCACTTGACTTGTTCTCTACAAGCACTAGATCAACCTTCTTACCTGACCCAAACTCATCTGGATTCCCATAGATCTCTTCAAACTCGTCTTGCAGCTTTTGTCTAAGGTCTGGGTACAGTAAATGGTCAGACCAACAGTCAATCAGCATTACTCGATTTCCCTTATCTTCGCTCGGCCTAAACACACCTAGCACTACACACGCGGTCGGGTCATTGATCGTCTTGTCAGATGCAGCACAGTCGTAAGACTGAATCACGTAACTAAACTCAGGAAACGACTTCTCGGCATTCCACAATCTAAACCAAGACCGTTTAACTAACCCTGATTCTTCTGGGTCTAGAATCTCGGCGTGAATCTCTTGTCGGCCAAGACTAGTTCCCTCGTACTGTAATAACTGCTTCTGGAATGTAGGTGCTAGGTTCGCTAGGTTTGAGTACGTACTGGCGGTCGTGATCCAGACTTCGCCGTTCATGTTTTGCGAGTTTAGCTCCACCACTTTCGGCACAGGTTTAGGAGTCGTGGTGATGACGGTCTTGGGGTCTTTGCCTAAACGCAATGAGAACATCACCATGTCCCAAGTCTCATCGAGGTACTGGTAGGCGCATAGCTCGTCAAACCAGACACTGTGCCACTGAGGACCGCGGAATCGGCTAGGCTCTGACGCTGCAATTCCCTTAATCAGCGATCCATTCTTTAAAGTCAGCTCATGTAGACTGATACCGTAGTTCTCAATAATCTCAGGCGGGATCACATTCAGCAGACCTGACTCTCCTCCGAACAACACATCTCGTATATCGGCAGATGTAGGGCCAACGACTAGGTGCCTTGTTTTCGGTTCACTCCAGGCTTTCCACCATGTGTACTCTGCGGCGAGTCTTGTCTTACCTGCGCCACGGCCTGCTAGCAACATCCATGTCTTCCACTCTGATTCTAGCGGCGGTATCTGATGAGGTAGTGCGATGGTCAGCCACTTAAACCTTGCCTTAAACGCTGCTCGCCACTCAGGCGACATTTGGCTCAGCTCTTTATCGTGCTTCTTAATCTTCTTGGCAATCGTCTCGATCTGGGCATCAGTAAGCGGCATGTTGTCATTATAGCACAGAAATCTGCAGAGAGCTGCAGAGCACTTGATCATAGTGCTAAGAAACTAAGTGTTTACTTTAAGTTCGGAGTGCTGTGGACTCAGAAGCGACCAGGAGTGGGTCCTGTGAGGAAGTTTCGAGGTCCTATGAAATCTGAGCATAAAAAGCCCGATGCCCGATCCTAAGCCCGACAGATACAGATCTAGGCCCGTAGTGGGCCTAGAACCTAGTCAGATTATATCAGATAAACTCGATATAAATATAATCTGACATCGTAACTTCGCAAACGTCTGAATCTTGGGGTAACGTTTTTAAATATTCGATAATTGATTTTTTCTCGATATTTACGTAGATTTCAGAATTTGCTAATTTAGCTTTTAATTTTGAAGGGAAACACTCGATATTTTTAATTGCGAAGATCGTTTTCATGATTTAATACCTTTCGTTTAGAATTAAGAATTTAAATTTAGATAGAATATTTCCTACCTGAGTTCTATTATATATTGTTTTTAGTAAAAGTACATAGATTTAGTAAAATAATTTAACTATTTCACATCATGAAATCTATCACAATGTGAAATAGTTATAAATAATTGTGTACTTTTTACTGAGTTTGTGATATTTACGTGCAATGTCACAATGTGAAATGTTACGCGTAATATCTCTGAAACATTTCATCATATGAAACTAGCTTTCAGCATGTGAAAGTTACGCGTAATATCTCTGAAACATTTCACGATGTGAAACGAGCTTTCAGCATGTGACAGAAAAGATTCAGATCTAAATCGGGTTCGAGATCTGAATCTGAGCTCTTTCTGGGCAGAGCTAGAGCCCGTTTTACTGAGCCCAGAATCAAGATTTTGTTCTGAATCTGAGCATCTCAGTCAGAAGGCTAGAGCCCGTTTACTTTATCTTAGGTTGCATGTCGCTTAGTAGGTCAGTCAGAATCTCCTGAGCAATGGAGTGCGTAGACTCGACTTTCACGGCTCCACCATCGGCGCCCGTTAGCTCTACTTTGTTCCGCTCACTGTATTTGGATGGGAACCTCGCTGCCATGATTCGATTATACACGCCACCATTAAGTCTCGAAGATCCAGGAGTTTCGATTATGTGCGAAATGCCTAGATCTTCCCAATAAGCCATTTCGAGCTCCTTAGCTGTGCGCAAGGCCATCAAAAACTCATCGTGCTGCTCAGCCCAGTTATCTAGTGTTCCCCAATTTAGCTTTAATTTTGCGGCAATTTGTTCTTTGCTCTTACCTTCTGAGCCCATTTGAATAACTTCTTGGCAATATTCAGGCTTGTATTTGGTCGGACGACCGACTTTCTTTTCAATTTCATCTCGTTTCATGCTGTTTCCTTCCAAATAGAATTAATAAGTTTGTTTAGTCTTGATGCTTTAATGCCAAATGAACGAGCTGCAATGTGTTCAGGTGATAATTTACGACCTTTTCTAACTATTGACAATGCTGCAATATGCTCAAGGGTTTGAGGAATTCCCTTTTTACCTTTGGAAATATTTGCAGCATGTTCAGTAGACTTAGGCACACCTTTCAGCTTATTGCTGTTTAATCTACCATTTCTTTGTCTCATTTCTAAAGTAATACCACTCAAAGGAGAGTCTTTTGTCGTTTCGATCGCTTGATTTGCATATTTATTACTTTTCCAATATTGGAACGGAAGAGAATTAAGCCAATTCTTTGCTTCTATTTCTGTATCGAACCATTGTTGAAAAATAACCTCGACGTTGTCGCGGTGATGGCCCCCGTGCTTAGTGCAATGTGCGATCCAATACCTACCACTACCGCAATAAGAATTCATCTGAGACATCACTGTTTGACCAATGTACATCTTATCTGAAGTCTTGTTCTTCATAATGTAATACCAACGAGGGCGCCAATCATCCATAATTCTTTCCGGTGTGTACGATGGATCCATTCTACCACGCCAATGGTCAGACGGTAGGTTACAAGGTAGGATACAAGTTTCAATTCAGCACCACCCTGATTGCCTCTATATAAATATATATTTTATATATTATATTTAAGGAAATGTAACTATGAAACTAAGTTACCGTGTACACACAGCCTAGGCCTAGACAGTTACGAGATGTTACAGAAAGCACTTTTTATCTGTATCTCATCAAAAAACTACCCTCTCTGTTATTTAACGCTTGGTAAATAAGCGTAACTGACTCAATATTCCCTTCATTTGACCTTTTAATCTAGAACTAGATAGTTTTAACTATTTCACAATGTGAAATGAGATAACTATAAAGTATGGTATAATAGAATGGTAGTAATTTAATACGTGATTCAAATTTCTTAACACAAAACAGGAGTATAAACATGAAATTAGTCTACGAAAAAAATCCAGCATTCGAGGTCAAAGTCGGCGATCATGCCATGACCTTCCGCGGTGACCAAGTTGTAGTTCGTGGCATCGTCCCACCTCATAAGCCATCTTCCACAGGTCGAGTATTGGTTCACTTCGCCAAAGAAGATCCAGCACGTATATGCGAATATTTCCCTGGCGTCATTGGTGCCAAGTGGGTAGAAAGAGAAGATCAACCATGGAACAAGTAAATCGTCTGACAGAAAAAGACTACTGGCTCGCGCATGCGAACGCAACAAGAATGGAAGCCACCGGCGGTGGCTTTTCATCCAACCTTGGTCGTCTGTTTTATAAAGCAGATTTCGATAATGCAACCCGTTTAGTACGAGCATTTCCGCATGAATTCTTACAACCTACTCACTCAGGATCACAATCATGAAAAAAGCAAACAACGCAAAAGAGTTTCTGAACAACCTGAATGACGGTTGTAATGATTTTTTACAACTACATGCTCGATTAGTTCAAGCTGATAAGCTAGGCCTCGATACAAGGTGCGGTCTACTTTATATTAGTGACTGTAATCGGTACATTATCGCTGATACGTACCATGTTCAGGCAATTAACTATTACGGTGCCTTCGAGTACGTGGATAAAACATGTATTACAAAGGTCGGCGAATACACGTTTTACTGCGCGGATGATGACAGAGTATCAGACTGCGTAGATCACTATTTACAAGAGATGGAACAGTCAAACTGACTAGGCTTAAATAGCCGAAACATGCGTGAGCATGTCTTTGACAATAACAGAAAGGAAACAGTATGCAGATCTACCGATTCTACATCGACATCGAAGTCCCAGATGGTGAAAAGCTTGCCGACAGCCCGTCTGCTTTGGCAATCTACGGCGCAATTCGAGAAAACGTTCGGCCTGAGAACTGGGATATTTTTCACCATGTTAACAAGCCTGACAACAAGCCCGACGCCACAGAAACTATTTCACATAGTGAAACACAAAAGTACTAAAATGTGGTATAATGAATCTAGTGGTAAAAAAGTAGTTTTCTTAATTCTTAACTTAAACAGGAGTTTCAAATGTACCAAGAACATCAAATCCCAGCAATACCATCTTTAACACCAACTGCACCTACAGCAGAGACTTCACTTGCTGAT